ACGAGCGCGAGCGTCAGACTCATGCGCATTACGTTACCCCTCACTTCGGTTCGGGCGGGATCGGTTGTGTGGCGATCAGGGCGAGGATCGCCTCGAGGATCGCGCCCGCGGCCGGCGTCGCCACAATCCCGATCGAGGCGTGTCGCTCGGCCGTCGTCGTCGACGTCACGCGGATCAGGTGCGTGACGTCCCTCGGCGGCGTCGCGCCGTCGGGCACGTAGTACCAGGCCGCAATGTACTTCTGGAGGTCGGGATTGTCGGCGAGGATCTCGTCCAGCTTCTGTTGAATGTCCATGCTGATCTCCTTCGGGGTTACGTGCGGATCGCGGCCTTCGCCGCGCGCTTGCGTTCAGGTTTCGCGGCGTTCTGCCGCAGTTTGATGAGGAGCGATTGCGAGAGCGCGAGCGCCTGGGCGCGGACGCGCAAGGGGACGAGCCCGCGCGCCAGGGCGCGGAGTTCGCCGTCGGTGACGAGCAGCGAGCCGACGATCATCGCGTGTCGCCGTCGGTGAGCAGCAATTGACTCGGCAGACGGCCCGTTGAATACGCGCCGGCGATCAAGGGTTTCGCGAGCTCGGCCATCGTCTGATCGTTCGGCATCACGATGTACCCGAGAAACTCCTCCTCGAACGAGGCGATCGCGTTCTCGACGGCTTCAAGCTTCGCCTTGATCACGAGCAGGAGGGCGCGCCACTTCTGCCGCTCTTGTTGCTCGAGGCGCTCGGCGCGGCCGTACTTCTTGGGATCGGGCAAGTCGATCACGAAGCGGACGATCCGATCGTGCAGGCGAAATTGCACCCGCGCTTTCAAAATCTGATAGTCGACGGCCGTCCCGAATTGCGCCGCCTTGTGGCGGCCGAGGAGGCGCTCGATCTCGGCGCGCGTCTGCACAACAGGGACTTTGGTGTTTTGGGCAAACAGCCGCGGCTTACGGTCGCGCATCAGTCCTCGCCCTCGTCGTCGAGCAGGCCGGCGCGGTCGGTTTTGCGATCGCCCGGGATCGCCTCGGCCTCGGCCGCCGCGACGCGCCGCAGTTGTTCCTGGTTGCGCCCGACGGCCCGCTCGAGGATGCCCGTGATCGCCTCGAGTTGCGTCGAGACGTCGACGAGCGCGCGGACGATGTGCTCGAGGTCGGCGTTCGGCATCGGGATCAGGAGGTCGCCGGTTTTCGAGCGCAGCGCGGCGTGACAGTGCGCGCAGCGTTCGAGCCCGACGCCGTCGCGGTAGGTGTCTAGCATCCGAGCACCGCGCGGATCTCGTCGAGCGTTTGCACGACGCGCGCTTGCCCGCGCCAGGTCGCGAGAAAGAGATCCTGGGCCGGCGTCGTCGCGCCGTCGGGCGTTTTCACTTCAAAGAGAAAATTGTGGTGCCGAAACCCGACGAGCAGATCCGGCAGGCCGGGCGCGTTGAGGATCGTGACGCTCGCGCCGAGCTTGCGGAGGGCCAGCACGAGCGCCGCCTGGTTGCCGTCCTTGCGCGCGTCGCGTCTCACGATTCGGCCTTCTCGGGCTCGGCGGTCTCGAGCTCGGCGCAGCGGTCGATCGACGCCTGGATCTCGCGCGCGACCATTTCGAGCGCCTTCTGGCGGTCGGCGTCCCGTTGCGTCGTGATCAGGTAATCCGCCGGCGGCATCGTCGGCATACGCTCGGCCGCCTCGAGGGCGCCGACGTTGCGGAGAATTTGCCGGGCCTCGCCGCGGCTCGGCGGCCGTTCCCATGTATCGACGACGAACGTCACAACGGCCGGCGGCGCAGTTTTATAGTCCTTCCAGACGAGTGAGATAGCCCGCGCGAGTTTTTCGCTGTTGTAGTAGAGCTTTTCGCGCGCGCAGCGGGTTTTGAGCGCCTCCGTAAAATCCGAGAGCGTCTGGTACTGCTCGCCGGTCTCGAGCACCTCGCGCGCCAGGCGCAGATAATGACGCACGTATTCGTGCGGCGCCTCGGTCTGGTGCTTGGCCTCGTGACAGGCGACGCAGAGGACGGCGAGATCCTGATCCCATTCTCGGCCGAGGCGCTCGTACGTTTTGTGATGCACTTGCAGGTTGCGCCGGGATCCGCACTCGGTACACTTCCAGCCGGCCGCGCGCAGGCGCGCATTTCGGCGATCTCGCCAGGCTTTTGAGGCGAGATATTCGAAATAATTAACGGGCGCGGCGTCTGCGCCGGTACTAATTCGTGGATAAAAATCCATACCAGGGCATAAGAACAGACGATGGATCCAGCTTGTTGCTGTACAGACAGAGACAGAGACAGAGGCTATTGCTTGAGTAATGCTTAAGCATCTGCATGAGCACCGTTCCAGCGGGCCCGCGCCGCTTTACTGCCCCGCTCGGAGGCCCGCGCCGATCGCGCCTGGGCCTCGGCATACACCTCGCGTTGCGTGTCGTTTACGAGGACGCCGCCCTCGCGCCGCCAGAATTTTTTGACGAGCGGCCAGGAGCGGCGCCACTCGGGCACGGTCGCGCCGATCGCCCGGCGGATCGCCTCGTGATCGTTCGGTAATTGCGCGCCGCGGCGCCAGGCTTGCGTCAGCATTTCGCGATACATCCCGCGCGCCTCCATTGGGAGCAAAAACCCGCGCGATCCAATCCAGCGATCCGCCCAAAACCATTCCGCTAACAGCCGCTCGGGCATCAGGATCACTTACGTTCGATCTATCGCCATGAGTTCGTTCGGAAATAACCCGACGAGATCGTCAGGTACGACGGCGCCGGCGATCATCACGCGATGTTCGATCACGGACGACCGATAGCCGCGCAATCGACAGGCGATCTCAATGATGTGTGGTAGCGCGCGGCCTAAGTTGATCGCGTAAATATCAACGATCCCTGCGACGGTTCGTGCCTCGATATCTGGAACAGCGGCGAGTAATTGCCGCTTGAGCTCGAGCCGGATTTCGTCGGTCATTACTGCTAGAAATTCATCCTCGGCGTCGGCGTTTGTCGAGACAGCGACGAGTAACCCGTCGGCGTTCGCATGTAGTCGGACATTTGCTGGCACTAGCCCTCCTCTGTTTGTTTCACGGTTGATCCTCGAGGCGCTCGCGCAGGATCCGCAGACACTCGACGCACGTCGGCCGCGGCGACTCGTCGCTCACATGGATCAGGACGCCGCAGATCGCCCGGCGCAGGCGTCGGCCTTTCACGTCCCAATCAACGAAATGTGTCACGTGGAACACGGGCGCCGCCTTCAGAAAGGGATCTCGCCCGCCTCGACGGGCGCGCTCGGCGCGGGCTCGTCGACCTCGAGCGCGGTGAGGTCGGTGCCCCACTGCGTTGGCTTGGTTTGCGCGCGCACGGGCGTCCGGTCCCGTTGATAGACCTTCGCCGACGAGGCGAGCCATTCGTTGATGGTCGTGAGCGCCTCGCCCGTACTCAACACGACGGTGTAGCGTGTCACGTGCGGGTTTTTCGTCGGCGCCGCGGTGACGTCCTGGATCCGCACGTAACCCGCCGGGAGCTCGGGCCCGGGTTCGGGCTCGGGTTCTGGATCCGGCTCGGGCGCCGGCTCGGGCGTCTCGCCCTCGACGATCGCCAGGCCGGCGACGCTGGATTGACCTATCCTGTCACTCGGGATACTCGCGACCTCGGATTCGTCGAGCATCCCCAGGCCGCAGATCGCGAGCGTCGCGCGGCGCTTCGCCTTCGTCTCGGCCTTCATCATCGCGTTGGCGCGGACCTCGCCCCGCAGGCCGGCGATCGGCACGGCGCCGATGTTCTCGTCGGTGCGGCCCGTCGGCAGCGTCGCGCGCGCCGTGACGACGTAGCAATCCTCGACCACCTCGCGCCCGACGATCGTGATACTCACCGAGTGCAACTGGCGCAGCTGTTCGGTTGCCTCGCGCCGGGCGTACAGGATCTCCTTGCCGCTCAGCACGAGGTACTGGAATGGTTGCGTGAGCGGGTTGAGCCCCACCGAGTCGCACACGGCGCGGTAATAGCTCACCTTTTGCTCGTCTGATAGCTGTTTCAGATCGCCGTGCAGAATGACGCGGGCGACGATCCCGGCGTCGATCGGTGCGGCTTGCCGGCTTGCCGGCGCGAGTGCAGTCTCGGGCATGGGTTACTCCTCTCGACGGGTGCCGCGGGTGTAGATCGCGGTTTTGATCCAGCGTTCCGAGACGGGCCCGACGGCCGCGGCGAGCTCGCGGCGCCGGCGCACCTCGCGCGCGACGGCCCAGAGGCGCCAGCGGATCCGCACGAGGCGCCAGAAGGCCCGCGCCCTCATCGCGTCCCTCGCTTGCGTCCGAAGGTCGGTTCATACAGCGGCTCGCCCGCGAGGTACTTGCGGACGATCACGCCCGAGAACAACGGGCGCCCGATTTGGGGCGTCGCCCGAAAGGCGTCGAATTCGCCGGCGCCGAGGTGGGTATTGAACGTCGGCCGGCTCATCCGAAAGATCGCGGCCATTTCGTCGGCCGTGAGGAGCTCGCCCCGCTCGACGCGCGCGAGCGCCGCCTGGCGGGAGGCCTCGAGCGCCTCGTCGACGGCCGGCTCAGGGATCACGCGACGGCCCCTTTTTGCCGGGCCGCGGCCAGGGTGAACGAGTCGAGCGGAATGTCGGCGTAGTCGGCCAGGCGGATCGCGAGCTCCGGCCGCGGGACGGTCTTACCGGCGAGGATCCGCGAGATATGGGCCTGACTGATCCCCAGGGCCTCGGCGATCGCGTCCTGGGTGTCGCCCGTGCGCCGGATGTAGGTTTGCAGGTCGGGATATTTCGGCAGGCGTCGACGCTTCATAGCGCATATGGATATACACTTTCAGAAAGCGCCGTGTCAACTGCTAGGCGTAAATATACGTTAGGTGTATACTGCTTGTATGTTCATGCCCGACGCGCCCATTCTGATACCCGTGCCCCAGACCCTTGATCAGCAGGCCCGCGAGCGGATCCGCCAGTGGATCGCGACGACGGGCGTCACCCAGGCCGAGCTCGGCGCCCGCATCGGCCGCAACCAGGCCTGGATGAGTCGCTACCTGAAGGGCGAATTCGACGCCGACTTGACGACGCTCGACCGCATGGCCCAGATGTTCGGCTTTACCCTCGTCGGGTTGCTGAACCTCCCGAGCGATCCGTTCGAGGCGCGCCTCATCGAGGAGGTGCGCGCCCTCCCGCCTAAGACTCGCCAGACGCTTCTGGAGATGTTGACAAGCCTTCGTCAGACGCAGCAGCGCAAGCGCCGGCCGCCTCGATCATAAACTCCTCGAGGCGATCGCGCAGGTCGGGATCCAGTGAACGAAACAGCGCGAGCAGGCGCCGCTCTTGGTGGGTGAGCTCCGGGCAATCGATCGACGTCAGCATATGTAACCTCGCGACGACGACGGGCGACAATACGAAAAAAGCATACTAACCCAAAACGCATAGAGCAAATATATGAAATCGCCTACAGTTGAGTTACCCCTCCCGGTGAACATCTACCGCGCCGGATCCGGGTATGAGGGCAAGGTGAAGATCGGCACGGGCGCGAGCGCGTTGCACGAGAACAAGTACTGGACGGTGCGCGACGACGCCGCGATGGTGCGATGGGTGAACGAGGCGCGCGCGCGGTTGCAGAAAGAGCGCGCCAAGAATCCGACGCCGAGCGCGGGCACACTCGCCGCGGGTTTTCAGAAGTACCTCGAGCTCGCGAACCTCACGCCGGCGACGCTGAAGGTCCGCACGTCTCAGCTTGCGTACTGGTGCGCGCAACCGGCCGCGCTCGGCGCGCCCGTCGTGACGCCCGAGCAGTATCAGGCCGGCCGGCGCGATCCCGGTCGGACGCTCGGCGACGTCGCGCTCGTGCGCGTCGGTAAGTCGGTGTCCCTCCCGCCGGCCGTCCTCGATCGGATCCGCAAGGTGCTCGACGTCGCCTTTGCGCCGACGGATCGCGACGCCGATCCCACCGAGTACGGGAACACGTCGAACCATTACCGCCAGGCGCTCTATCAGGTGTTTCGGATCCTGAACCGGAATGATCCGTTTGCGCCGCGTAACCCGATCGCCCTCATCGAGACGCGGGCGCGGGCCGACGCGAAACCCTCGGGCCTCGATATGCGGATCGTGCGCGAAATTCTGAAGCACGTCCCGTCTCGGTTCGGCCATCACGACGGCCTCGGCGAGCGGCGCCTGGCCGTGCTCGCCTGGGTGAACATCACGCCGAAACAACTCTCGCAACTGGATCCGGCGACGGCGTTCCGCGACGTGCCCGACGCGACGCGCGAGGAGCTCGCCGCCGGCGTCGTGACGCTCACCAAACCGCCGCGCCATAAGGGCCGGGCCAAGGTGATCCCGGCGCCCGAGACGATCCCGCTCACGCCGTACGGCGTCGAGGCCCTGCGCGCGTACGCCGCGAACCCTCCCGAGCTACGGAAGTTTTCCGTGTCGGCGCTCAATAAACAATTCAAACGGGCCGCCGCGCAGGCGCAGGCCGCGCTCGCCGCCGCCGGCGTCGCGGTTGATCTATCCTCGGCGACGGTGTACCACCTGAAGCACTCGCTCGCCTCGGCCATGACGCAGGCGACGGCGGGCCTATTCGATCGGCAGGGCCAGATCGTGATCGCGCCGGCCGTCGTGAAGGCGAACGATCATCGGTCGGCGCGAACCACGAAAATTTACACGGCGGCGGCCGTCGCGCCGATCCTGCGCGAGGCGAACGAGGCGTTTACGGCCTGGCTCGATCGCCGCCTGGCCGAACCCTTGACGCCGCCGGCGGCCCCGCTCAAGATCGTGCGGCGCAAGTGACAGCCGACTACGTCATTTGGTCGTACGAGCATCGCGCTTGGTGGCGGCCGGGCGGCTGGGGCTATACGTTGGAGCTCGCCGAGGCCGGCCGCTACTCGAAGGCCGAGGCCGATCGGATCGTCGCCGACGCAAACATCGTGAGCGTGAACGAGATCGCCATGCTGGCGAGCGAGGCCGAGGCCGGCGGCGCCGGCGCCTTGTACCGATCGCTCTCAACCGACGAGCTAGTCAGATTGCGGGCCGCCTTCATGCTCGATCAAACGAGCGAGGATCTCGACGAGGACGGCCGATCCTTCATCACGGGCCGCTTGATTCTGATCGCGGCCGAGCTCGTCGGCCGGAAGGCGCGCCGGTAATGGGCCGGCGCGTCGATCCGGGCCGGTTCTACCGTTACACCCCGGGCGGGCTCGAGCCCTCGGCGCCCGGCCGGCCCGACGCCTGGATCTGCCGGCGCCTCGAGGACTATCCAGACGGCCAGGCGCCCGCGGGCGCGGCCGTCGCCGCCTGCGATCGCTGCGGCGCCGCGCTCGCCTACAATCCCGCCAGGGCGCCCCAGGTGCCCGCCTCGACGCCGCGCGTCTGTATGCAGTGCGCGCGGATCGAGCCCCTCCCGATCGACGCCTAACCCCTCGAACCTATGGCCTCGTGCACCGAGCCCGAGGCCTCGTTTCGCGTCGGGTATGGCCTCGTGCGTCAATCGCACGAGGTCTTAGGTTCGATGAAATCCCCCAGGCCGGCGCGCCTGTGGCCTCGTGCGTCTCGAACCTACCCTCGAAGGTTCGAGCAAAAAACACTCGAAAACATTCAATAAAAACCGCGAAGTTTTCACGGCCCAAGGTTCGAGGAAACCGCCGAAAACCGGCAGAATTCGCGGATTTATTGAGGGTTTCGGCGGATCACGGCGTCACTAGACGCGGGTTTCACACGCTTGAGTCGTAAGACAGAAGGCGTTATTTCGCAGGTGGTTACAGATTGCTCGAACCGTGCACGAACCGGATCGAGCGTTGGGACGCTTAGCTCAGTTGGTTAGAGCGCCTCGTTCACACCGAGGAGGTCGGCGGTTCGAGTCCGTCAGCGTCCATACCATTCCCACAGCACGAACAGCGCGACGGCGAGCTCGAGGACGGCAAGCAGGACGCGCGCCCGGGCGCCCTTACAACGGGAGGATCAGCGCGGCGAGCCAGCAGGCCAGGCCGGCCGCGATCAGGTTCAGCCGCGGCGACGGGACGCCGAGCGCCGCGAACACCTCGAGCAAAAACGCCGCGATCATCAGCACGATCTTGAGCGTCGTCATAAGCGGCCTCCGTTGGTTATCCGGTTTCCGCGCCCGATCCGCCATAGCGTTCGGTAAATTCTTCGTTGGAGAGTACCTCGATGGGCGCGCCGGTGTAGCGGTTTGAAATGACCCAGGCGCCGAGCGCGACGACGACATAGCCGGCGGGTAACAAAACGCGCGGTTGCCCGTCGCTGTAGAGCGGCAGGCCCGCGACGATCGGATCGACGACGGCGCCGATCGGGATCGGGTGTCCGGTCTGATATTGCTCGGCGTACACCTTGAGCGGGCGCTCGGTGTATTGCTTTTGCTCGCCTTGTGGCGAAAACGGTGCGCTCATGGCGGTGTCCTTCAGCCGATCAGATAGCTGCCGGTAAAGATTACGTATTGCGTCGACAGATCACTATTGAGGCGCGGCGCGCCATTGGTTGCGCTGTAAATCAGTCCCACACTGGAACCGACAGCCATGTGTAAGTACATGGCCGCCCCATACACGGTATAGAAACCCGAAATAATACCGCCGCCGTTAGGAACGGGAAACCCGCCGATCGACGCCCCTAACGCGTTGGAGGTCGTGGGGAATACCACTTGTCCCCAGATGGTGAGCATGTTTCCGACGCGCGACCACTTCCCGACCTGCCCCGCAAACGCGAGGCCGGCGCCACTCGCGTCCACAGGCGTCCACGTGCCCTGCGTCGCCGCCGGCGGGACCGCGCCGATCGCCGCCTGGACGTATGCGGTGGTGGCGATCGAGGTGTCATTATCGGCCGGTGGTGGCGTCGGCGCCGTCGGATTGCCGGTGAACGCTGGCGAGTTGATCGGCGCGCCGCCTATGGCGTCGATTTGGCCGTAGAGCTCTTGCTTCCAGGCGTTATCGAGGACGGTCCCGGTCGTGCCGGATCCGTCGTCGTCGATAATCGGGGTACGGGTAATCGGCATCGGTTACACCTTCGTCTGCAATTGCCGCAACCAATCCTCGAACGAAAACCGCGAGCTCGAGGCCGTGACGCTGAACGTCGGGTACTGCGTCGGGAAGGGCCGGAATTTGCCGATCGTCACGGTCTGAATTTTGTACGTCCCGCTCAGGTTCGTCGGCGCCGGCAGGTTGACCGTAATCGTTTTTCCCGAGGCCGTCCGCAGATCCCGGCAGGTGTACGTGATCGTCACGTCCTCGAGCGGCCGGAGCGCGAGCGTCGCGTCGCCGCGGGCGCGGGCCTCGGGTATCGCGAGGCGCCGATCCTGCACCCATTCCTCGCGCCAGCCGGGCCCGGTCTTGATCATCGCCGCGAGCGTCGTCTGCCGGGCCGCGTCCTCGCGTTTCACGACGAGGTTGATCTCGTCGCCCGCGTTCAGATCCTCGAGGATCGCGAGGGTGCCGGCGGCGGGAATCCCGGTGAGCATCGGCGCCGCCGTGATCGTCGAGTTATACGCAATCCCGGCGACGATCGCGCCGATCCCGATCGGCGGGATCCCGGTCAAACTTTGCGCCGTTTTCCCGGTGTAGCGGATCACTTGTTCGCCGTTCCCGATCACGGCCCACCCGCCCGCGGCCTCAAAGGGCGCCGCGGTCCCGACGGGGACCGTCGTCGCGCCGGCGCCCACTTGCCCGGCCGTCTGGTTTTGCAGGCCCGAGGTATCCGACGTCGGCGGCGCCGCGCCGAGGCTCGCGTCGGCGGCGAGGTCCGTGAGCGCGGTCGTCGTGTTATCGGACAGGGTGGTGAGCAGTTTCAGCGCGGATCCGTCCGCGCCGGTGCGGTAGACCTTGCGGGCGTTCGTCGGCGCCGGGCCGGGCGCGACATTGGAGATCGCGACCGCGGTGACGGTCGTCGGCGTCGTCGTCGGCGGCGCCGCCGTGCCGAGACTCCCGTCCGGTTTCGTGTCGTAGTACGTGACAGCGCCTTTCGCGCCGTCCACTTGCCCGACGAGCTTGTACGCCGTGCCGAGGCCGACGTTTTTTCGGTACAGCTTCACGCCGGTGACGGTGGCGTCCGCGGTGGCCGTGGTCACGACGCGAATTTGCTGGAGGGCCGCCGTCGCGGTGTTTTGGACTGGAATCGCGGCGCCGCCCGTGAGGCCGGTATCGGTAAAGGTGGCCGTTGTGCGATCGGGCGCGAGCGTCGCGGTCCCGATCAAAAAGTACCCGCCCGTGAGGTTGAGCGGCGTCCGATACACTTTGACCTGGGCCACGCCGGCCGGTACGTTGATCGTCAATGCGACACTCCGCGCCGTCGTAATCGTGACCCGACGCGCCGACGCGCCTTCCGTTTCCCCGGCCAGCGTCCCGATAAAGGTCACGTCATAGCCCCAATCGCCCGAGGCCAACGATCCGCCGGCTTGCGCCGTCGCCGTGTCGATCCCGTATCCGTTCGTGAGTACCGTCGCTTGCGTCTGGACGATCGCGCTCGCCGGTCCCCCGAGCGATTCGGCGCCGGCCGCGGTCATGTACGTGTACGTGTACTGGTGCGATCCCATCGTGACGCCGCCGGACGGCGCGACTTGCGCCAGGAGCGCGGCGGCGACGGTGGGCGGGGCGGGAATGACGACGACGCCGATCGTAATCGTCGCAAGTGGGCTCGGCAGGGTTTCCCCCGTCGGCGTTTTGTCGGTGTAGGCGTATTGATACCGTCCTGGCGCCAAACTGCCGGCCGTCGCCGAGAGCGCGAGCGCGGGCGCGCCAGGCGGCCCGCCGCCGGGCCCGATCAGCGAGCCGGCGCCGCCCGGGACGACGCCAGTAAAACTCACCCATTCGGCCGCGCCCTCGGATCCGTGCGGCGAAATTTTCGCGAACACATCGGGCGCCGCCTCGAACATATCGATCGCCTCGACTGGGATCAGGGTATCGCCGGCGGCGACGGCGCCGAGGATGCTCGAGCCGCGGCCTTCCACATAGACGCGCGTGAGGACTTGCGTCCGGTCGGCGGCCTTGCGCACGTCGGCCAGGCTCGGATGTTGCGGCGTGAGGGTCTCGGGCGCGCCGTTTCGCGTTTCGTCGACAAAGACATGGACGTCCTTTTGATAGTCGACATACCAGTACGCGCCGATCCGTTGCGCGAGACGCGTGAGCGCCTGATCGAGCGCCTCATTCGTAAACGTGATCTGATCGATCATCGGGAGAAAGGGCGCGACGCCGTGCGCCGTGAACCCGTTCGCTGCGGCGTACGTCGCGACGAGATCGGCCGCGATCGCGTCCGCCGATTGCGCGCGGTACGCCTTCGTCACGGTCACAAACCCGAAGAGCCAGGTGTAATCGACGGCCGAGACGTCGGCGTTAATATTCGCCGGCTTGTCCGCGGCGTACCCTTGCTGCACGGCCAGGGCAAACCCCGCGAAGAGGGCGCCCGTCGCGTTTTTGCTGCCGAGGGTGATCTTCACCTCAGCGCCGGCCGCGGGTACCATCCCATTGACACGAAATCGGCAGGTATTCGCCGCCTCGTTCAGCGCGTCCGTAATACTCAGCGAGTCGATCAGGACGCCGACATGCCCGGCGCCCGGCGTCCCGCCGAATCCGATCTGGATCCCGTCGATCGCGATAAAGGCGCGCGCGCTCACGTACCCGCCGCGCGTCGCGCCGCCGCGGGCGATCTTGCCGAGGGCATACATGCGCGCCTTCTCGCCGGGTTGGAGCGTCGCCATTAGACGGGCAAGCGGTTGCCGCCGCGCCGGTACGCCGCCATCATCGCGCGCTCGACGAGGGCCGCGAGCTCGGTCTGCGTCGAGAGCAGCGAGCCGTTGATCACGATCTGGATCCCGCCGCCGGCGCCGCTCGGCGCGGTCGGACTAATCGCGCCGCTCACGCCCGGGAGAAAGAGCTCGGGCCCTTGCTCGCCGACGATATACGCGCCGCCGGCCCGCACGGGCCCGCCGGCCGCGAGGCCGGGCAGCGCGGCCTTCAGCGAGGCGTACTCAATCCGTTCGCGCAGCATTTCCATATACCCGGCGAGATCGTCGGACGCGAGGCCGGTTTTCCCCGTGCCGCCCGGCGCCCGGCCAGGGTACTGCTTAAACAGATCCTCGAGTTGTTTCAGGCGGGCGACCGAGCTCGCGCGATTCGCGTCGGTGATATCCGCGGCCGGGATCTGTTGCGAGAGCGCGACGCGCTGATTCGCGTTCATAAACGCGTCGACGGACGAGATCGCCGCGATCGTGGCATGGGCCGCCGTCTGCGCCGCCTGGATCTCGGCGTCGAGCCGTTGCTGGCGCCGGATCGCCGCCTGCGTATCGGCCGTATCCTGCGCGGCCTGTTCCTGCAACCGATACCGCCCGCGGATCGCCTCGAGTTGCTCCTGGTACGTCGCCTCGTCGATCGCGCCTTTGCCGTACCGCTCGGCGACGACGGCGATCTCGGCCTCCTGCGCCTGGCGCATGTGCTCGATCCGCGCCGCCGTCTCGCTCGCGAGCGCGGCGTCGTGCTCGGCGGCGTACGTCCGATTGAGCGCCGACACCTCGGCGTTATAGAGGCGCGTCGAGATCAGGCCTTGATCGAGGCGCGCCTTCCAAAACGTGAGATCGTGATCGAGGCGCGCCTTCGCCGTCTGATCCTCGAGTTGCGTCTCGTTCCGTTGGTAGTCGGCGAACGCTTCGCCCTGTTTCGCCCAGAGGACGGCCGTCTCTTTCTGCGCCTTTTCCCAGGCTTGCGCATACCGCTCGGCCGCGCGCGCGGCGTCGTCGGCCGCCTTCGTCGCGGCCTCGGTCGCCGTTTTCTGATCGGCCATCGACGAGGCGACGGCCTTCACCTGGACGTCGGTCAGCGCGTAGGCCTTCGCGAGGTTCGATTGCGAGACGCCGGCGGCCAGGTAGTACTTGATCGCCTCGACGGTTTCGCCGTCGATCGTCATCAGCGTACCCTTCCAGCCCTCGCCCGCGGCGTTCAGTTCAACCATCGCGTCGGCCCAGGCCGCGTGTTCTTTCGACGCCTCTTTCGCCGCCGCCTGGTTCTCTTTCGCCCACTTGGTATTCAGCGCGAGCGCCTCGGCGGCGTTCGCCGCATGGATCCCGGTACGCTGAAAGGCGAGGTTGATCGCGTCCTGTTGCGCGCCCGCGGTTTGCGCGGCCAGGCCCGTACCCATCAGCTTATCGGTCAGGTTGACGATCGCTTGATCGGCGCCGGTGACCCCGGCGATCCAGCGGCCGAAATTCCAGCCCGCCATCGCGGCCGAGGCGACGAGGCCCGCCGAGGCGACGAGCCCGAGTTGGCCCGCGGTTTTGCCGGCCGCGGCGCCCAGGTCGATCATGCCCTGCACTTGTGGGCCGATATGGACGCCGACGGCCGCCAGCGCGCCGTCGAACGACCGCCACGAGCTCGAGAGCGTGCCGGCCGTCGTCGCGGTCGTTCTGGTCGCTTGCTCGAGGTCGGTGACCTGTTGCGTCGCCTGCGTCGCCGTCGATTGGAACGTTTTCAGATCCTCGGCTGCGGCGGCCGTCGCGCTCGAGAATTGCGAGAAATCCGCTTCAAAGGTGCCGGTGATAGGCATTAGCTAGAGGCCTCGGCGGCCGTTTGTTCGGCGAGTAGATCCTCGACGAGGACCGCGTACACGTCGGCGTCGAGGTCCGTTACCCATTCGTACCGCCAGCCACACCGGCGAGCAATGGCGAGGTCGGATCGGACGCGCTCGGTCCAGCCGTTTTTTTTTGCGCCTCCCGCTCGGCGAGGACCGCGAGCTCGTGCGCCTCGATCGCCTGGCGGATCTCGGTGAACGATTCGGACTCGAGGTTGTCGAGGATCCCCTCGAGCTCGGCGGCCGGCAGGCCGCGCAGGTCGACCAGGCGCCCGGCGTCGTCGGTGAGCGTCCAGTCGACGAGGTAGGCCGTGATCGTCGCCAGGCCGCCCCGCGTCACCTTCGCGCGGAGCTCGCCCGTGACGGGATCCGTCTCGGTCCAGCGTTCCACGCGGGCCCGCGCCTCGCCGGCCGTGAGGCGTTTCCGGACGGTGAGCGTATCGCCGCCCGACAGTTTGAGGGTGACGGTTTCCGGCCGGACGAAGCGCGACATTTAGGACTCCGGCGGCCCGAGTTGGCCCGCGAGCGAGGTACCGGTGAGGGTGACGCCGAGGATCGGCCAGCAAAAATGCCCGCCGATCCGCGGCGCCGTGAATTTGAGATCGGCCTGGCGCAGCGAAAACGGATCCGCCCGCGTCACCGTCCCGCGCAGCGTCCAGGCGCCGCCTGGCGTCCGGTAGGCCGTCCACTCGCGCAGGACGGCCGCCGTCCGATAGCCCCAGACGATCGTCGCCTCGCCGCCGCGCAGCGTGACGTCGCCTTGGAACATCTACGCCGGCCCGGCGGCCCAGGCCGTGCCCGTCCAGTGCGCCTTGCTGCCGTCGGCGAGCACGACGAATTGGCCGACCGTCCAGGCCGTCGCCGGATTCGCGACGACGGTCGCGAGCGCGGCGAGGTTCGCCGGCGGCGTCGCGCCCGCCGGGGTATACGAGCCGTTCCCGGTGCCCGGCCCGGCGCCCGTCGCGACCACCTGGCCCGGAACCGACCACGATCCGGCCGCCTTGAAATCGCCCGACACTTTCGGCGCGTTCATGCTGCAATCGATATCGGCGCCCATGTACGCGGGCCCCTGCCAAAAGAACGCGGACTCGTTCGCGTTCGGCATCAGTTGCAAGGTGCCCGGCGTCGGACTCATCGCCGCTTTGAACAGCGCGAGCTCGCTCGAGTTCCAGAACCCGGCGAACGTGCCCGAGATATCCATGAGGCCCGGGATATAGACCTTGTTCGTATCCCCGAAACAGGAGACGTCCTCGAAATCGGTCTTAAACGAGCCCTTCCACGAGTTGATCGAGATGATCTGGACGAGCGCGGACCCGCCGAGCGGATCCCACGACACCTTTCCATAGCGGCCGGTTTTGATGCTCATAAGTTCCTCGCCTCGTGTTAGGTGATAGCTGCGTGTACGCGATATTCGCCGCCGCGGTGCAACCAGCGGAGCGAGGGATCGACGGGATCGACGTCGGTCTCATGGATCGGCCGTTCGCGGCGCGCCCGGACGTCGGCGTACCCCGCGACGGTGAGCGCGGCGTCCTCGAGCACGGCGTCGATCCGCGCCGCCGCGCCTTTGCTATCGCCGCCGGCCGTCGAGAGCATTTTCGCGACGACGGTATAGAGCTTGTCCTCGAAGGCGCGGCCGGCGTCGTACGTCGCCGAGTCGATCGCGTCGGCCAGGGCGACGATCACAAACCGTTGCGCGTTCGGCGGCGCCTCGGCGAAGTACACGCCGTCGGGCGCGAGCGCCTGGAGCGTCGCGTCGTTGTTCAGCAGCGTCACGATCGCGGCCTCGATCGCCGAGCTCTCAGGCTTGGGCATCGCCGCTCACCTTCAGCCCGCGCTCCTCGAGCAGCCGCTTGAGGAGCTCGTTCATATCGCGCAGGTATCGCTCGCGGATCGGGATAAACGTGGGCCGCGCCGGCGTCGTCCCATGCCGGCCGCGGCGCCGGCCGCTCTCGTAGGCGTACGCATACGGCGACGTATTGAGCACCCAGACGCGCAGGCCGAGCGGGAGGGCCTTCTCGCGCACGATCACGCCGTCGCGCAGGTGCGCCGGCCAGCCCTTCGCCGCGTAGGCCTTGTGCGTCACGTCGTCGCGATAGGGGTAGGCGGCCTTGATCGCCTTCGCCGCTTGCTCGGCCGATTCGCGCGCGATCATCGCGCCGGCGTCGCCGAGATCCTGCGGGAGGGCCTCGAGCACGGCCT